CGTTTTGGTTCGCTGAACTCGTGATGGCATACAGTAACACCAAAATTCTTTTACCTGTAACAGCAGCAACAACAGTGTTTGATCCAGCTGTAGCTGCGTCAATTTTGGCGTATTTCATCGGGATTTCATCCTTGTCATGCGCTGATATGGTCCACCAATAAGCTGCTTGGTCTTTATCAATGATGCCAGTTTGGTTGTCAATGTATCGAGATAGTCCCCCCAAGCCACGGTCTGACCATCGACCGTGTAATTGGGCTTGGGACTAGCAGTTATTTCCTTGATCGCTGAAGAGATGTTTGCGATTGCCTGATCTAGATCAGTTTCCGCTGACATCTTTCATCTCCAATGCGATTGGTTGTCTACTTTCGTGCAGATGGTAACGAATTCGATATTCGTTCTTAGCCTGTTCTCTGCCATAAGCCTTGATGAAGGCACGGGGTAAATCGCCATAAGCAACTTCCCATGCCTTCATCATTGGCGTAGCAACAACAGGCTTATCAGATGTGGTGGGTTTCATCTGTATGCCTCAGTTATTAAGCGTTGTTGTTCTTGACGATGTGCCAAGGACTCCAGACGCTTGGGATACCTCGCTCTTCAGCGAAGTAGGATGCTACGATGCCCCGATCCAGCATTTCGTACTGGCTTGGGCTTGCTTGGGTTACAGTCAGCGGGAAGTTCTGCATATAGCGGTATGGTTTACCAGCTTGCATCATGAACCACAAGCCATCAGTGTTAGCCTGACTCAAGTTCAGACCATCAGCTGCCAAGCATCGCTGCTCAACAAGCGGACTGGTAACAACATTGAACTGGCCACTGTAAGGATTGCCCGGAGTGCTGGCAATGTTCAATTCAGAAGCAGTAGCCTGAGTTGAACCCGGAGTGGTACGGCGATCAGTGGAGGATGCCCCAATGATCAGATTGATGGTTGCCATCTTCGCCGGATTGACCAAAATGGTATCCGGCGTAATGAGCAAACGCTTCGCCGTATGGGGATCTTCTTGGCGAGTGAACAGCAGATAAGCAGACTGGAGCGAAGTCCAATCTACCAGCTGGTTCGTATGGGCATTCAGATAGCCAAGTGTTCGGCTTGTCTGGAAAGTATTGTAAGCAGTACCGCTGTACTTGAATGAGTTGTTGACACCAAGGAAGGTATCAATTACTTCAAGTTCCTTACGGTATGCCAACTCAGTGCCGATACTAGATGCCTGCTGGAGGATTGCACCAGTCAGATCAAAGAAAACCGTTTCCTTGAGAACATCAAGTGCCAAGGCATTTTCACGGGTTTCTGGAGTCTCGATCCAACGCTCCCCGAATTGGGCACGAGGATGAGTTTCACCGGGAGCCCGCCTACGCCCACGATCACCGATGTTCTGAAGACCGATAATCTTCTGACCATTGAGCTTTGTGGACTCAACAGGCATCAGGCGATCAGCAATCAGAGCAGGGTTCTGGAATGCTTCCAAAATCTTTACTTCAACCAGTCCACCAACGATGGAGGTGAAAGTATTGATGTTCAGAAAAGCTGAAGGATCAAGACCAAAACCAGTGGCCTCAACCAGTGCCCGTTGCTCATTGGGGAAACCAGTTTCCACCAGTGAACGAGCTACGGTGTACTGATTCATTGTGCCGGATTCAGGATTGAAGATCTGCCTCCAGCTTGGCCCAACAATGGATTCAGCAAGCTCTTGCAGGCTGAACTGCTCTGGACGGACGCTACGGTCCTTCAAGATGCGGTTGCCAGCAAAGTCCTTGTTGTCGTTCCCTTCTTTGTCGCAAAGACCAAGGCCTTGGCGCATTTCGGTTAGGAAACGCCATCGACCGTTGGTTTCTTTGGTTCGGGACTCGTACAGATTTCTAAGTTTCATCGTGTTCATGGATCAGTACCTTTCTTATTGTGTTGTGGATCAGGCTGAGGTGATGGTGTTGTAATCAGCGAAGTTGTAAGGCGACCATCGCCCAATCAACCGCACTCGCACCGATGTGGTATTCGATGCATAACGCTCAACTACATAACCAAGTGCCTCACCAGAATCGGTGGTCTTTACGAGTGTTTGCGCTGCAACATTTCCAGCACCAGCAGTTGCTGCAACCGAAGCTGCAACCAGATCACCGGGCTCAAAAGTTGCTGCTGCACAAGTGGCCTCATACAGGGCATCAGGGGTGAAGGTGATTGATTCACCATTAAAGGCTGGATAGCCCGCACTGGCATCAGTTGCCAGCTTGCCTTGAAGGGCAACGCCAGCGAAAACTGCACGAATTGCAGCTTGATCGGTATTAACCGTCCCAGTTGCTACATAAGCATCGAATGGCTTCAGCACTTTGTTGGTGCTGTCCCAGTAAAGCAGATCTCCCACACTGATGGCAGTTGACGCTGCGCTAGCGAGGCTCATCACCGTATCGCTTGCTGGTTTATAGAGTTTGCCACCGCCAAAAGTCGTACTCATCGTCGTACCCCCTTTTTAGTTTTGCAACCAACGGAACAAAGAATCACCTTCAGGAATACCACTACCCTTACTCTCTTGAAGTGGGGCATTGATTGGTGGGCATTTGGGCTTTGCAGCTTTTTCAGAAGCAGCAATTCGCTTGATCTGACGCTCCAGAGAAGAAGCGGAAAGACTCGAAAGGTCTTCTACAAGAGAATCTTCAAACTTAATTCCAGCTTGCTCACACAAGTTGCGAATGTTGTCCTTAGCTCTCAAGTATTTCAATTCTTCTTTAGGATCTTTAGATTCTTTTACAGGCTTCATGCGCTCCTTCTTATCTGCATATTTATCTTCGCCACCATCTTCTTCTTCGCCTTCTTTGCAACTACCCTCTTCAGCACCCATGCTGTCTTGGCAATCGCAACCGCACTTAGAACACTTCTTAGTGTCCTTCGCCTCTTCGGTATCATCCGATCCTGAATCAGCTGGCATATCGCCCTTCTGATCCTTATTTGAATCATCAATACGATCCATAGCCTCAGTTGCATCCATTTCTTCGTCCCCCATTTCATCCATAAGGAAATCAAGAACAGCATCAGCTTTACGATCATCAGCCATATCATCACGGGTAATGATCTGCATAATCCGGTGGTGTAAGTCTTTTCTACCCGCCTCTTTTTCATTAGCTACTGGGTTAGTCTCGTCTTCACTCTCTTTAATAGTTCCAGTAGGCTTGTTTGCGCTTTTACTCTTAGATTTCACGAATCCCCTCCTCGCTTTAGGAGAGCGTTTTTTACTCGTTCGATAAACTCCAGAGTACGCTGCTTCTTCTGTTTTCTGCTTTGCTGTCGCTGATTCCGTGAGCGATTGTGTCGTTGCCGGGTCTGCGACGAGATCGACATGGCGCACTTCCGTTATCCGTGAGACAACGAATATACCTTGTTTATCTACAGATCCTTCGCCCTGAGCATTATGACTCATTCCGAATACATCATTGAGTTCTTTGCGCTCAGCAGCTTCGCATACGCTCTCAGCCATCTCATGGCTTTTGAGGTAGAGAAGATCACCGAAAAGACCATCGCCTTCGACGAATCTTACATTGATAAACTTTCCAAAGCGGTCGTATGTTGAACGCTGCTGGGTTGGGCCTTTTTCTGGATGGTCAATATTGACCTTTTTTCCTTCGTACAAGGAAATTGCAGCTTTGCAGGCTTCAGGCGTATACCGCCTACCATTCTGGGATGTGAACCCAAGAATTTTGATGCCTTTGATGATCCCCGCTTCACGATCAACCGTCAAAGCCTCTTTCCCACTTGACCATTGGCTAAGTGGAATAATAGAGTTGAGGTCTTCTAGAAGCGAAAGATTAGTTGGCATATTGAATATATTGATAGCAATATAAAATTGTGTCAAGGCTTGAATATGATATTTTTTGCTTTTTTAATTCTTCCTGCCCTTTTTTGCGGAGATTCTGATTTTATTTCATCTAAATCTAGTAACATTCCAGAATCCGGGTCTAGCAGATGCCACCACTGGAGCGTTTCGCCCTTCTTTAAACGCTTTGAAGCCATCTGATGCCGTTTAATCCCGATTGCCAATACCTGCTTATCTTTTGTACTTGACCCAAACCATTGGCTAAAAGTTTTGGCATCTGGAATAATTCTGCCCTTGAAATCATAAAATTTGGTTGGCTCAATATTCAAGATTGGCGTTAGCCAGCACCTGCAATTGAATGCAGTTGATCCATCCGCCTCAAGCGGAGGATTTGGCATCTGGTCAAAACCAAGGTTGTCATAGCGAGGATTTTTGTAATAAACCGTCTTATCTCGTTCACGATGTGCTGGTCTTGTCCTACTGTCCAGAATGGCATGGATTTGGAATCCCACTAATTCCTTGGGCAGTGCTGAATATGTATTTCGTGCAACTTGGCCCATCATTGAACTAATTGCCGTTCTGGCAATCATATAGGCATTATTCCGCATAGTTTGGAAATACTGAGTAACCATTGAAGACCGGATTAGCGGATCTTTTTGGATTGCCACCAGCTGCGCTACGGCAGTTGGATTCATCCGGGTACGAGACATTTTTTGCATAATTCGCTGAGGAATGTTTCTGTTGCGAATTATTTCAAGGATTAAATTTTTTGGGATACCGGGAAAAATATCACGGGCAATTGTGCGCTTTGACTCCTGTAAATCTTTCCCTGCAAGGAGGTCCGCCATAATTGAATTGAGCCGTCTTGAATGATCCTCAAGTATTTTTGGGCACAATCTGTTTACCAGACTGTTCATTTCTAGATAGATACATTCCAAATTGAAATGGATTGAAGTGTAGTCGTTAAGATCTTTGGCATTTGTTGCCAATTTTTGCCGTTGAGATATTAGTCCAAGCAATTTCCTTGAAACAATATCTGCATCATACAGTGCTTCTATCTGCTCAATTCCAACCTTTGCAGCTAAGAGTTCGTTAAATCGCCTAGTTGCTGCTTCCATCGAATTATCCTCTTTGGTGGAGGCATAGTTTCCCGGTTTTCGTTATGTCTTGCCGGAAAAGCGAAAAAGTTTTGAAGAGTGTACTCTACCAAATTTGGGTCTGGTTCAGCTGCCAATATTTTGCAATGGTGGCTGGATAGGGCAATTCGTGTAATTAGTCCAGTGTTTGAACATGGGATAATTAGAAATGGAACAGTTTTTTCTTGTGCTGATGCGTGTCTCTTAGTTTTGGCAATAAGTTTTTCTAATGCAAATCTATGAACTCTTGCTCCATTCACTGGAGGAGGGAATGCTTCGACATTCGCTGTTAGATGCCTTCCTCTTTCCCTGTCAGTTTCCTCATTGAAATGATTCTTCATATGGGAAATAGGTTCAGATTTATTCTTATGGTGAAATGTCGTTATTTGCGAAAAATCACCATTGGAAAATGTATATAGCCCCTTGACACTGTTACTGTCCAGCAGAGAGGCGAGAAGAGTCGGATCGTTATTTGTAAATGTCCAACCTTCGTCTAATTCAATTAGGTTGGATAGAAAATCAAATGCACCATATTCCGCAGTTGTCGCCCTTGGAGCGTTTAACATAACTTTGTAGTATGTTCGGGACTTTGCGCCAAAATTCGCCATCTCAATAAACATATCTGTGAAAATCTTGTCCTTATAACTACCGCAGTAGATATAAGATCCATCCCTAATTTTCCACAGTTCTCCCGGCTTAACTCCAAGTAGTTCTTCGCCACTTTTTATCCGCTCTCTCCTTGCCTTATCTTCCTTTTGCTCCTTTTCCTTTAATTCGTTTTCCTCCTCCTCTTTTTTCCTTTGTTTCTCTTCGTCTTCCTCAAAAATATTTCCTGATGAACTCATTTCACCGAATACATCACCAATATCACTGGTGAATGAATCCATCAAATCATTTAAAATCTTCTCATCAATTCTTGCCATTGATCCGATGGCATCATACGAGGCGAGAATCTTGTTCCCCTCAGCCTCATTCACATCAAGAATTAGGACTGGAATTTCGGCATCGCCACACTCAGCTGCCCGCATATGCCCATCAATCAGGATTAACTTGCCATCCTGTTCACGGCACAATAACGCTCCAGCAAAGCCAATCTCTTTAAGAGTCTTGCGTAATGCCTTGCGCTGCTTCTCTGGATGGACCCTATGGTTTAGCGGATTAGCCAGTAGATCACTGGCTTTTATGCGCCTAAACTCTTTGATCCTATCTTTGAAATCCATATCAAAAATCCTTTAGTGAATTCCTACATCTCTCGCATTCAGCTATGTGGGTTTTTAATCCACTCTCTAAATACTGCTTCTTCTCAATGGCTTGTGAGTTATTCGGTTGATGCTTAACAATTTCATTCACTGTCCCTAACTGTAGCATAAAAGTTACAGTCAGCTTGCATAGATCAAGCGGATCATGCTCAGCATTGACAAGTAGCGTCATTTCTTTTTGTCCGCCGAATCCATTTGATTGGCTACTTTGTTAGCCCAAGACTTGCCAGAATCTCCGCCCCACAATAGCCATGCGATATAGCCAGCTGAATCTTTGCCCCATCCTTCGCCCTTCTTGTCCACTTCGTGACGAGCAAAGTAACTTACCATGCGTTTGATGGTCGATGGAGAGAGTTCTGCACCATTCATCAAATCCCTTGCACGGGCCACCCCTATGGCAGTTCCACCTCTATTGTATTTCTTCCTTAGCTCAAGTCCACGCTTAGCAGCTTTACGAACTGAATCAGGAGGCGTGAAAGTTATGTGGCCATATTTCCCATCGCCACTAGATTCTTGGACAGGCGCAACTGTTAATGGATCTTCAGTCTCTTGATCCATTGGATCTTGACCCGTTGGATCTGACCGTCCAGAGGAGTGAGGAGGCAGTTTTTGCGTTCCATGCAGTGAATCAGGGAATATAGAATTGATCTGGTCTTGAGGCATTAGCGGGAATGCAGCAGATGCAATTGATCTGCCAACTTCAACTGGAATCTGACCAGTTGCTACCCTCATGACGATGCCTACCAGATTCTCAATTTGTAGTCCATTTAGAGCAGAATCAGACACTTGAGACGAATCCTCTTGACCGGGTGCAATCTCAGATGCCATCTTCTCAGCTTGCTGCTCAATGTTGCGCTGCTCTGCGTCAAAATTAAGGCCAAGCTCTTGGGTGATTGTCTGTGCAGACTTGATCCCCATAGTCATATAAGTCTGGTTGGCTTGAGAATCGGCAATCTTATCACGGGCCTCCACTGCTGGAGGAGTAACCATAACATCAATTACATCCAAGATGTTAATTGGCAATTGGCCCATTTCAGCAGCAGTACGAATTGCTTCACGGGCAATCCGCAAGAAATATCGTCGATAAAAAGTCTGCATCCTAACGCAGTTGCGAAGGAATGGAGATTCAGCCGTCAAACTGGAAGCATAGTTGGCCCCAGCAACATTGGCAGAAGACAACCACTCTGGCGCATTGTGTCGATTACCAGCTGAGCGGAGTAGTGATTGGAAGATCTCTAGATGATCTCTTGCACTATCTGCTCCGGGTGGCTTTACATAATTCATCCCCTTTGGAATATCAAGGAATGTACCCGGCTCAATGCGCTGATAGTCCGTTTGTCGCCCACTTGGCACATTGTTCACAGAGTAGTCAACCATGTCATCGACAAACGATTCAACTTGAGCAGAAGACGCTGCATCATGTTGGCGAACAGCAGCAATTGCCGATTGGACTGATGCCCCTTCTCCCAAATTCTTGCGTAGCTTAGCCGAAGTAGAAAATGTATCTAGCGTATCGTAACTGAAATCGGACAATCCCCTCTTAATTGCCTTTGGAACATTGCACTTGATGTGGATAATCCTATCGGCTTGGACCATTTCCCCATTTACATTTCCAGCAGTAGCGTCTCGCTCCTCTTCGCCCTTTGGAGCGTTATAGTCAATGTAATAGCTGATTAGGTTGAATACATCATCTGGATCAGTTTCAATTCCATATGACCAATGGGCAAAGTCTTCTCCGGGTGGTTGATAGACTTGTTCCGGCTCAATTGTGCGAACCAATAACCGTCCAGAAGGTTGAGGGAACAGGCGGAGGAAGCATTCGCCATCTGTACGAGAACGCTTGAAGATCTCATCCTCCATCAGATCCCATTCATTCTCATTCAGGAATCTGTCGAGTACATCTTGGCATCGACGCACTGTGGATTCGTCAATTTCAATTGTACCCTTGGGGGCGACACGATAATTGAATCCACTGCCAATGACATAGCTGCATAATCCATTAAGGAGTCCAATTGCATTTGGATTCGTAGTGGTAACCAATCGGGCTTGAGCCCTAATAATGGATAGCTGTTGTTCTGAATACCAGAATGGGAAATTCGACCCGTAACGCCGATCTTGTGGATTTGAGATTGGATAAGCGAACACGCCTCCATCACGGAAACGGTCAAGAAGATCGACATAATTACCAAGCCAAAAATCATTCGTGAGTACATTTTCACGCAAGTTCCTCTTGACACGCTTCCCATGCTCCTCTGACGGTTTTGGCGGAAGAAGGAAATTGATTATTTTTTGCCAAGTATTCATGCGATTATCCTTCTTGCCAAGGGAGCCCGCTTGCCATTCCAGATGGAAATCATAGTCCTCAATGCCATTTCCAAGGCATCAGGACCATCATCATGCTTCCCAAGCGGGAACTCACGCAGCTGTGCAACAAGGAGTCGAGTGCCTTCACTACGCTTGAATCGAATTAGTTTATTGGCGAGGTATGGCCCCAGCCTCCTAATACGCACATCTTTATTTATATTATTATAGATTTGCATGATTGGAATAGCATTTCCTTGCCTTTTTGATTCTTCAAGTATTTGCGTAGCTAGTAGATGCTGGAATTGATTCGTTTCAATTCCAAGGCCATCCGGCTCAAATGCTTCAGCCTCTGCAACCACTTTGGTTACCATCGTCTCAGCATCCATGCGCTTTAATTCTGCATCGCAATAGATGATTCCGTTATTATCACGGGCTAACTTGATAATTGCCGTATAGTCCCCATGCCGTGCATCTTTCCCCTTGGACGGGTCAACTGACATAGTCTTGATTTTAATGTTGGAATTCTTGGGCCACTCTTCAAACCAGATATGTTCACCGAAATGGGCGGATGGCCACTCTGCGCCCTCTTGATCAACGAATTCGCCATCTAATTCCTGATTAGCCTGCTTGTCAGAATATTGCTTGGCAACTGCCTTAATGAACTCTCCAGCAAGGAAGGGGTTCTGGGAAGTCTTGGATTTAAATAGCTCCGTGTTCTCCCGATCCCCTTTACCGAATACATTGTAAGTCCAATGGCTCATCCCCTTGGGCGTAAAGGTTGATGTTAGCCATCCAGCCCGCCCACCTTCCCGTAAACGCCCAATGCAAATATTGAATACTTCTTCCTCCATGATGGATGCTTCGTCCATCCAGATTCCGCTAATATTCGGTCCCCGTAGCTTGTCTGGATCGTCACCGGAACGGAAGATAATTTCTGATCCATTTGATAAGACGAGCCGGGGCGGTTGCTTCCATTTCTCCTTGATTATTTCTAGCTCTTCTCCCAGCTGATTAATTGTCCGCATTGTTGCGTCTTGGAGCATATTGTAGGTCGGGGAAATGACCATGTAGAGTCTGCCCTTGCCATCATCACTCATCGCCCGGCGTAGCAAATCGTAAGCTCCAACCCATGACTTTCCAGAACCAATGCCACCCACAAAGCCTCGATACAGGGCTTGAGAATGGTGGAAATCATATTGGACTTGATGCAGCTTGAAGGTCTTACTGATCGTCTCAGTCGCCTTCTTAGTAGTCGGATTCGACTTCAAGCTCGGACCCTTCGGTCTTGGCATCGCTGAACCCTTCTGGCAAGTTTGGCCGATAGTCCATTGCTGGATTAACCGTTACGGCAATTTGCTTCTGATTAGAATCAACAATTTCTTCGACTATCTGCAACCGAACCGTAGTTACATTGGATACCTCTTGACGCTCCACAAAGCCCCTCTCACGCCCCAAAGTGCGAAGAAGCATGGTAATCGCCCACTGCTCACCTTTATCGACCGCCTGCATCAATTTGGCTTCAGCCATGTCAAGGGTTTTACCCCGTTGATCCTTGACCGCTTCTTGCAATTCTGGATCATTATTGACCCGCTCAGCAAGCGTCTGATAATTAACGCTCAGTACATTTGAGGCAAGATATAGTAATCCACGGCACTTAGTAATTGCTTCAATTATTTCGGCATTAGTTAGATTCTTAATTACATGACTTGTCTTTAGTCCAGCCGTTTTCTTATTCGCTTTGTAATTGATGAACTCTCCAGATTCAGAATCCAATCCTAGTATGTCCTTATTCATCTGGAAGTTACCCTTGAAATTTTTCTCCCAAAAAAATTAGGTTAGATAGTTTATGATATGAAATCAAGGCCAATTAGAAATGATAAAAATGTAGAAGGCTATAGTTTTTTATAGTCTAAATTTTGGGGGGGTTAAAACCCTCAAGCCCAAAATCCTGATGATTTCCTGCTATCAAAATAAATTTAAAAATTATTTTTATTTGGCACGATATTTGATGGTAGCATAGTTAGTTAAATATAGCTTAGAACCTATACACTAACCTCACCCATTCTAATCTAATAATTAACTATATATAATTAAAAAACCCCCACCTTTTTATCAGTAGGGGTTTGGGGTTTGGTGTGCTGGCGATTAATCGTCAAATGCGTCAAATTGGTCTTGAACCATCTGCCGATAGCCAGCCTGCCATTCGGTCAAAACATTGGCCTCGATGTCAAATGCCTGTTGGCAAGATACATCACACAAGGGGTTGTAGTAGATGCAGACTGAATAGGTTGTATAATTGCCATAGTTGGCCACAACCCGAATTTTGATTTTGTGGGTGTCCGGGAATTGGTGAAGGATTTGGCAAACAAAGGCATTCGCCTCGATTCTAGCAAATTCTGGCCTATAGTTTGGGCCAACCTGTTGGCATGTCTCGTTGGCGGGGGTTGTGTCCAA